TGGTTAAGCACTTCTTTTCTTCGGACAATAATCTTTTTCATTTTGATTGTTCTTTTAAGTTTAGAAAGAATAACTAAGCTGTTCTTTTAAGGTAAAGAATAACTTAATAAGTTTATGATAAAGGGGGCCCAAGCGTTCCCAGGCCCCCCGTGCAAACCAAACACAAATTACGATGCTACACACTGCAGATCGAGCGAAGTATCGAACCTGCGGAGCAAGATACCAGCTGTTTTCAACATGTGTACAGATGCACCGTCAATGTCGGACGCTCTCGTATCGGTTTCAGAGAACCCTTTGGGAACTACAGAACCAGCTACTGCCCAACGCAACATCTCACGACCCTTCTTGTTAATCATCTGGAGGTTGTTTTCTCCATCATAAGAAGACTGGTCAACGAACACCATTCTGTAAGATTCCAATGGCAAACCAGACTCAGGGTGCTTCTTAGAAGCTTGAGCAACTGGACCGTGATCAAACAGAGGAACTTTAACTACATTTACACGATGTCCATCGATATGATCATACGACGTGAAGTAACCCGTAATTCCGAGGTTACGACCGCTACCAGTGATGAACTTAGCCTCAGTAGTTTGGAGGTAATTAGAAGTTCCACCACCTGCAGTTGCATTAGCGTAGTAGTTACGCAACGCCTTATCAAACTCACGAGCACCACCGATACCAGTGTACAGGGTAACTTGCTTATCCGTAGCATCAGTCATACCATAGAACAAATCACCGATAACATTCTCGATCTTGGCCTGAGTCAAGCTCGAGTAAGTGTCTTTGTTGATGATTTGCTCAAACAGACCAGGACCAGAGATAACTGGTTGACCATTCTCATCGAGCATTTGGTTAACACCGTTATCATCATAAGTCTTAGCTCCATACCAGTAGTACATCTCACACTCTTCTTTAAACTTGAGCATGTGACGGTACTCTTCGTAGTCCATCCACAATTTTGTGGTTTTACCATCCTTCATGGGGAGAGTAAACTGAGCTACATAATCTTTCGCATTTCCAGCAAAGTGGTAAGATTTACGAACCGTACCGATTTTGCTTCTAACCAAGCCAGGAGCCGTCCAGTTAGATGCATTACCACGTGAGAAGTCAATACCCACGTTAGCATACAGCATACCCCATAATGCACCTGCTGCTCTATCTGCGGAGGGAACATTAGCTGCATTAGGAGATACGAGTTTTAAAGTGTACTTGTAACCACCTGCTTCAGGAACAGGTTGTTCCATAATACGAGCCAATACCCCAGACTGAGATACCAAGGTATACGGGAAAATGAACCACTTGTCCGGGAAAATGACGGTGAACATTGATCCACCTGCACCGTCTCCTGCTCCACCTGCAACAACAGGACGAACATTAACTTCGTGAGTTTTTACACGATATTCGTATTCAAACCGATCGATAGATTTGGTGTTTCCAACACCCTCAGTCAAGAAAGACAAAGGGAATTTCTTCTCTTCTCTTCCAGCCAAGTGAGTAATAATCGGGGAGAGTTCTTCTGGTTTCTCCATCAAAGCATTAACCAACGAATTCGTATCCGTCATCTGTTGGTCATTGTAGTAAGTCTTAAGTACTTGCATTAAAGCCATTGTAGTAAAATTTTAAGTTGAGTTATTTGTTTTTATTATCCTCCAAAGAATGCTGAGCTATCTACATCGTCTGCTTCAAATCTTCGCTGAGAAGTCTTTTGATACTGTCTGACGTTTTTAACTCTATCTTGGTTCGAGACAATTCTTTCTTTTAAGTTTTGAACACTTTTGGTTCTAGCTTTTTTGTCGATAATGTCATTAAGCTTAAACCCATTGTACATCAAGTAATCAATGGCGAGCTTAACATCCATATCGGATTGTGCGTAATCAATATCCCTTTGAGTTTCCCCATTAGGTCCTACAGGTTGTGAGATATATGAAAAGAACTTAGATTTCTGTGAGTCTGGGATTTTAATTCCAGCAAACTCATTCCCATCTTCAATCTTATCTGCTACACTTTCCCAAAACTGCATAGTTTCTTGTTCTTGTCTAGCTCGTTCTTGCCTCTGCTGTTTAACTAACTGTTCTCTCTGAGCTTGTTGTTGCTCAGACAGATGATCTTTAGCCAGCTGAGCTTTATCATAGAGTTTCCCATTGTTCTCATACAAGTCTAATGTCTCATCAATAAAGTCTTCATCGTGTCCTTTGGATTTAAGATACTGTCCAAGTACTGCTCTTTGCAGAGACACATCTTTTTCAGCAATCTCGATTCCATTGTAATCGTATCCACTCCTATAGGTTTCAAAGAACTGATTTGAATCACCCCCAGCAAGTACAAAATCTAAATGCTTTTGTACATCTGGGAATTGTTCAAACAATGCTTGCAGTTGGTTTTCTGCGGTTTGTTGACTAATATCCCTAACAAATTCAGTTAATCCTTCAACTGAATCCTCATATTCCCCATCAAGTTCAATCCCCAGAGTAGATGCGATTTCTCCTACTACCCCAAAGTCTGACTCTTCAGTATCATCAGATTCTTCTTCCTCTTCCTCATTCTCTTCTAATTCGTCAGATTCATCTTCATCTTCAACATCTTCGATGTCTTCAACTGAATCCTCTTCTTCTGATTCTACTTCTTCTACTTCTTCTACAGCTTCAAATCCTTCATCGAACATGTCGTCAAAAGATACTGAGCTTAAGTCTAGTTTTTGTGGTTGGTTTTTCATGTTACAAATATAATAAGGTTTTACTATATGAATTAACCTTTTAGGTTAGCTTTTAAGCTTGTTATAATATGGCACTTTATTGCGGGAATTGCGGTATGATACTCCCAAGAGTTAATTTAGATGGGTCATATTGTATTACTCCTCGGGCTGCTGGTTTAGGAGCTGCTGATGCTCTAGTTGTTATTCTAAGGGGAATATTTGAGGGCATTGCAGATGCATTAGGAATTCCTTGCACTTTAGCTTTATCAGCACTTGTTCTAAATCTTTGATAATCTAATCCATCAGGGGAAGGTTTTCTTTTCCACCCCTTTAACCATTGCTCTTGAGTACTAGATCTTCCTTCAGCATATGCTTTCATATTAGTACCACTAGATGCTGCCATGTCTAATAAAAACAATGACATCTGTTGATCTAATGTCAAGTTTCTAGCGTCATTGTTAGGAACATTTATCCATCTTGGAACTGGATAACCATGTTGATTAGCATATGCCTTAACTCTATTCTGCAACCTTTCCATAGATGCAGGTTCTATTTGAAACGCCCCTCTTCCAGGTCCCCCTTCATGTTGCCTCATTTTAGGGTTCATCGTATGAGCACTTTCGTGGTACGCAACTGTATCACCTAATGCAAGATAAGTATCTGCTGTTCCCCCAAACCTATCTGCCATCTGTTGAGCAATAGCTCTTGGGGAGAATGGATCTATTTTGGCTCCAGACTGATACTTTCTTACTCCTCCTGATTGCATATTAGCTGGGGTTTCAATTACTGTACCCCCAACAGGACCTGTGGGGAGATTATGAATCCCAGGAGGGACATTCTCATAAGACTTAACTAAGTTCCCTTGATTATCAATCTTCTTAATATTAATAGGGGCTTTCATCCCTACAGTATTAAAGCTTGTGTTTGCAGGGACATTAGGGAATACCATACTTTGATCAGTCTGCCCTTGCTGATGAAATGGGCGTAATCCTTCTTGTTGTTGTTGAGGAGTGTTGGCTACTTGTGCATTTGACATCTCAAATTGTGATATCAAGTCTATCCCTTGATTGTGTGCATTATAAACATCAATGATAGACCCAGGAAAAGCTGAAGACTTATGACGTTCTAATAACTGTCTACGAGTAGCGTTATCTAACATTACTTAGGTGCTTTAGCTTGTTTCTTATCCTCTAACTGAAGCTTTGTATTATCAGCTTTATCTTGAAGCTCTTGCTTTTGATCAACTTCTTTTTCTTTGATACTTAACTCTCGTTCTTTGAACATATACTCTTGAGCAATCTTTTCAAGATCGATGTTAAGTCTATTGGTTTGATCAGCTGCTTCAGCTTGAATGAGGGCAATTTCAATCTTAGTCTGACGATCTTTGTCTTTATCTTGAAGCTCAAGTTGTTTCATCTGAGCATTAGATTGTATCTCTTGTTGCTTCATCTCAGATTCAGCTTGTTGTTGAGCTTGCTGTAACTCTTGTTGAGCTTTTTCAGCTTGTCTAATTTTATCCTTAAGCTGAGTAAAGCTTTCAGTATCAAACAGTTCAAATACTGCAGATGCTGGCATTCCGTTTTGAACCATTGCTTGAGACAATTGTCTAGCTTGTTCAAGATTAGACAAATCCTTTCCTGCATCTGATACAAAGATTCCATACTCAGATTCCATATGTCCTAATGTGTCAATATCTACGAATTGCATCGTAGTATCTGGCATTATAAACGCGGCTTTCTTACCTGATATCCAAGCTTCTTTAGAATAGTCCAGTAAGCCCTGGAGTTCACGCTGCTCAAATTGTGAGAATTTGCGGAATAAATCCTCAGTAATATGTGAGGATTGTAATATAGCTTGTTGAGATGTTGACTTTCCTTCGTACTCTCCGATACCTCCTTGACGTTGTCTGTTAACTCCTGAGATCTTTTCCCACTCTTGCATAATGGAGTCCAACAAGATAGTATACTGCTGAATTGTCTTAATCGACATATCAAGCACACTCTGATGTTGAGGAGATAATTGAATACCTTCTTTATTGTAATCGACCCATGCGATTCCTGTTCCTTCAACATAGTACATGAATTTATCCATCTCCCAGTTCTTAGGAATCATGTTGATATCAAACTGTGCTATGATATCCTTAGATCTTGCGATAGATAACTCTAATCGATACTTGTAGATATTATAGTTTAACTGATACGGAATCCCTAATTGTACTAAAGAGACATTGTTAGAGTTAATGTCTGAATACTTTCTCCCATTAACAGGGAGTTTACATCTAGATGGGTTTTCTAATGATGTTCTTTGGTTAGCTACAGGAGTAATGTTGATATAGAATCTCCCATCAATCTTAGTTCCTTCCCACACTTCGTTGATCCATTCCCACTTAAGTTTAGCTCCTTGTTCTTTAAGTTCTGGGGGAAGCTTAAATGTTTCATCTACTTCAAACTCTTCAATAGAACCTGTATCTGGGTCTGAATATTCTACAAACCCAATACGCTTTCTACTCTTCCAGTAAACTGTAACACACTCAATTAATCTATTACGATAGACGTTATAATCTGCCCCAGATGCTTCTGCTCTGTAGAGCAAATACGTATCAACAGAATTGTGAGTAGGGTTTTCAAGTCCTAATACTTGTTCATCAGATAAGAACTCCCCAAAGTTGTCAATAATCGTAGAAGCATGAGTAAACTTTCTAACTATTGCCCAGTCTCCATCTTCTACAAAATCAATATCTGGGTCTTTATCGTAGTCAACATCTAATGGGTTGATTACTTCATAGTACGGTTCATGTCTTCTTACCCCTTTAAGTGAATAACACTCCCCTGACACGAGATAGTGAAAGAAAGACTTCTGAAGCTTATCATACATCTCTTGATCGTACATGATATAATTCAAAGCTGCTTGACCTTTGATTGCTCTATCATCTACGTAAGTTCTTTCAAACTGCTCCATAACCTGTTTAGGGATTGGGGCTTCAGCTTGTTTTTGTTTAGCTTCTGGGTCTTGAATCTTTTCTAGTTCAGCTAAGAACATAGCTTCAATAACACTCATTAGCTTTTGCTTCTTTGCTTCTTCCTTTAAGCTAATTGTATCAGCATTTTTAACTACTACTGAGTAGTTTAGTGGACGTTTGGATTTCTCCCCAAGCAGTAAATCAATAATTGGTTTGATGATTGGGTAGTTCCTCATCTTAGATGGGAAGTTCTCCCTTGTCTTTCCGTATGGACGTAATACGTGATTGTATTCTTGTTCGTCTATCTCCCCGTTGTAATAATCATAGAGTACCTTTAATGAGTTTCTACGCTCAGATAATCCGAACTTAGACATGTCAAGGAATGCATCTACGCAATCCTCTCTCCATTTTTGAGTCTTCTGACTAAGTGGGAGTTTCTGTTGAGGTAGTTTATGATACTCGTACATTGTTGATAAAATAATGCAAATATACTAATTTAAAAATTAACTTTAACGATAGTTTTTATCGAACCAATCATCTACTGATCTATCATTAATCACTTCAGTTACTTCTCTGTTATAGAGTTCACGAGTATGATACATCCCAATCATAAGAGCCATTGCACGGTCAAAGTTACCTTTATGATTAAACTTAATTAGCTCTTGCAATAAAGCTGTATCATAAATATGATGAAGATTAAGACTAACATTCCCATCTTCATCTTGTCCTCTAGGACTAATCAACCAATCTCGAATATAAAGTTCCCCTTGACGTTTACGCTGTTCAGTCATGTGCATCCCATACTGACGTCTGACGTTACGAGACTGTAACTCACGTTTGTCAAGCATTTCGAATTCCTCTTCAAGTCTATGCAACTGTCTAAACCGTTTAGCATAAGCGATTACTTCTCCTCTATCATTCTCAAACCCAATCTTAGCATTGTAGTACTCACTCAACATAAACAGGTTTCTGTTGTACTCATCTTGAGTTTTTGGTCTCCCAATGTAAGATGCTACGATAATGTCATCAGGTTTTGACAGATTATTAGGACGTTTGATAACGTATGCTGCCCCTAATGATTGTCCTTCCCCTGATTGCCCATAAGGGTCATGACAGATAATATAAAGATTTCTAGGAACTACCCCAGCTTTTGTTTTGTATGGGGATTCGTATACTACAACTCCCCCAGTTAAATCATCTTCTTTCCTGTGAGGGAATTTATTGATTGGTTTAATGCTTGGGGATGGGCGAAAAGTAATCTCAGTTCCTTTGTAGTATAATTCCCCAGCAGTTCCTTCCTTTTCTAAATTATGAGCTCTAACCCTATTGTATTGTTCTTTTAATGATGTTACATCAAAGACATTGATTGTAGTCTGAAGAGTTGCTTCTTGAGGGGTAAATGGGTGTTCAGCTACATACTGATCTAATGACTTTGGATCGTTGGCTTTCTTCTTAAGTTCTCTTTGAGACTCTTCAAACTCTTTAGCCTCTTCAATTAATGAGTTCCCATTCTCATCAATAAACCCATCTAAGTTTTCATAGATTGGGACAAAGTGCCCACACAATGTTCCCATAGCTCCTGCATCCCATTCATTCTCGAATGCTAAACAGTTGTAAGCTTCTGGGTGATAGAATAACTCTTCAAGAGACTCGAACCCTACTCCTTCCTCACCCCCAGTCCCAAATGCTATCATTGTCCCAAGAGTTTTAGACCCTTGTTTCATTGTTGGCATAGCTACTTCCCAAGACTTTAACAATCCTGAGAATGATCCAGCCTCTTCAAAGAATATCAATTCCCCAGCTTTACCTCTCACTTTATCAGGGTTATCTTTAAGACTTACCCCCATAATTTGAGATTTCATCCCTAATGTTACATCAGCCCCATTGACATTCTTCTTGTACCCAGACTGTTTGTGCATCTCTTTGTTAATTAATCTAGGTTGAGTCCAAGCTGTATTATCGTCGATAAAGCTTAAGAAGTCCCAGACTTTAGAGAGCAATCCATCCCCAATCAAGTATTCTTTCTGTTCAGCAAATACGTAGTTCTTAGAGTTCCTAAGATGATAGTAATTTCTAGCTAGCATAGACCCAGCTTTGTAAGAATAACCTTTACGTCTAGCTTTTAGAAGAGCTAAGTGTTTGTTCTCTTTCCTACACCTGTCAATGATGTGAAAGTACTTGTAATCCCCATCATAGAATGCAGGGAATGTACGTTCTCTAGCTGCTAAACTACTCCCATCTTGTTGAACGATATCAACTACTCTATCGATTGGGCAGTAGTTTAAATAAAAATAATGATACCCAGTTATTTTAACCCCATCAACTTCATACCCATTTAAGCATCTATCCCTTTCACTATCCCAGAAGTCGTAGTAATCTTTTGTCCCAGGGATTGCATCAGTATATACCCCATGTTCATTAAAGTGTGTAGCTGCTGGGGAAAATAGTTTAGTTGATTTAAACTTCATTGAGAATACTTATTAGTCACTACCCCTCCTCTGTTTGGGTTATCCTTTTGCTGTTGCTTTTGGACTAATTCTTCGAGCTCTTCTAATCCGTTTACAATCTTCCCGATACTCCCAAGGTTAGCTATTAAGTCTTTAGCATGATAGATAGGTTTGTTATTATCATCAGTTAATGTCAAGTCAACTGTCTTGAAATAATTCTCAAGTTTAATAATACTTGCTCTAGCAGCTTTGAGGAGCTTTACAGCTGATGTTTCACTCAGTTCTTTGTACTTCTCAATAGCTTTACTAATCTTTGGGGATAGTTTAACATTCAGACTAGCTGAGATATTCTCCCATCTAATTACTTCATCGTACACAGCATATGGGGAGCGATGATCTACAAAGAAGAATACAGCTGATAGCTCACTGATTGATAAATCCTTAAACTCAGGAATAGCTAATGCATATGGAGATGGGGTAATCTTAACCCCTTCAATGTTAATCAGATTTTTCATGAGACTTGTATGCGTTTAAATGCTCCAATCGTTCTTTTCGAACGTGGAATTTCCCTAAATAAGGAAGCCTGACAGCTTCAAACTCCCCTTTTCGGATTAAGCTTCCTACAAACTTGAACTGTGAGAATACAGCCTCTTCTACTTGTTCATTTGTAAGATTATATTTTGCAGCTAGAGTTTTTATTATATCTCTTTCACTCATCAGGAGATACTTCTTCCCATCTACTTGGGGTATCAGGGCAGTTGGCTGTTCCCCATTTTGCTTTGTACTCAACTACACATCCACACAATGTACATCTTTGCTTTTTGAGCAATGGGCAATTGTTACAAGCTTCAAGTCTTTTTTGATATTGTTCAGGAGTTACCGCTGGGGCTCCTGCAGCAATGTAATCAGTTAGTTCTTCAGTGAAGTTCTTAACCATTCTGAGTAATGAAGGGAATTCCATTAGAAGTTTTTTACGATTTCAATTGATTTAACTGGGACAATAGTTAGTACATCAGAAAGCTTGTACTTGTTATTACTTTGAACAATAGCTTTCTTGTCTTTTAGTCTTTTGACATAACTATTAAGTGTGTTAGGGTCTTCAATGTTCATTGTTTTAGCTACTGACTTTTTACTGTCAATATTACAAAGATCATCTTTACCCCCAAACTCTACAAATAGGGCTAAGATTTCAAGCTCTTTATCTGTTAAGTTGAATATCCCATTGAACACTTGCAAATATTGCAACACATTGTCAGTTTTGACCTTTAGTTTTGAATTTGATTTTTGCTTTTCCATCGATTAGTAAGATTTTGGTTTCGTTTTGTGAATTGAATTCATCTAAAAATGGGGTAATAGTTTCTCTAGTACATAAGTATGATAGAAATACCTCCAACTCTTTAGCTGCTTCAGTTAGTTTTGACTTTAACTGATTAGCTTCTTCTGATGATTTACGCAGATCATCAAAGTCTTTAAGAGTTATTGTTACTGTCCCATTCATTGTAGTACTCCGCAGATACTAAATTCATTAACCATAACGAACTTACCTTCTTCTAAATCAATGATCAAGCCTTGAGATTCAGGATGAACCATCACTGTATCCCCAACTTTAACTTCTTTACAGTCAGGTCCTACTGCAACGATTTTAACGATGTTCTTTCTGAGAGAGTTTTCTGCCCCTCCTGCTAAGAGAATCCCTGAATCAGTTTTGTTTTTGTCTTGAAACGGGACTACTACCCAGTCACGGGTAGGATTAAATTTGATTTGGTTTGTCATAATCTGTGAATTTGATTGTTACTTTTTCTTTTCTAGACAGCGCTGCTGCAACTTCTTTGTAAAGTTCGATATAAGCTTCGATTGACTTCCCGATAAATCCGTTAGGAAGATAGATATTACTTTCCTGAGAATTTCCGACAAGTAAGCAACCGGACGTATCCTCATCTGTATTACCACCATGAATGAGAATATCAGTAAATCCAGGAACATCAACAAGTTCCAGCATACCGATATGAAAATCTGCAAACCTCCGAGAATACTTAGAATTAAACCCGCCCCAAGTACGAAGCTTAATTGCATAAGTTCCACTAGGAATACGAGTGTCGTGCTTAACTTTCTTGTCACGATGCTCATCTTCGAGCGTATAGCAGATAAACTGTCTTTTGTTATCTGAGATATTGAATAGTAATCCATTTGTTGAGTCTTTTTGTGAGCTGAATCTTAATACTTCAAGTTCCATGTTTCTATTTTTTGTGTTGGTTTAAGTTCGATAGCATCAGGGTTACATGACATTCCATAGTAACTTAAAAATATCATTACATCTGTTACTGTCATAAACCCATCATTATTCATATCATATAGTTCACAGCCTTCATATGGCCCAAAACAACTAAGAAGCATCATAAAATCTGCTGTTCCTACGATTTGATCCCCATTAAAGTCTGCAGCTAATGTTTCTTCACACACGTATTCGAATATATGTGGACGATACTCTTCGACATATGCATGCATTCTCTCTATCTGTCCTGGGGTAAATTCAAGTTTACATACATCAGGATAGTAACCCATGTAGTTAATTGACTGATAATCATTCCAAGGAGAGTCATTAGGCCAAATCCCGTCTGGACATAATGGAGTGCAATTAAATACTTGCTTAGTAGGGGCAGTATCACATACTAAATCCCCTGTTGTTTCGCATAAATAGTATGGACTTCCGTTCTGCCCACATTGAGATGTTCCCTGAAATACGTGATATAACCCTAAATAGTGCCCTACTTCGTGGACTAATGTCCCATTATTGTAAGCTGTTGAGATCATCCCTGGTCTATCCTCGTCCCCAAATACATTTGATTTAACCCATACTCCATCTCCCCATTGAATGATTGATTCTGGGGTCCAAGGGTAATAAAAGCTTGGATCTCCTATATAAGGAGGAATATATGACCATCCTATGATCCCTGGGTTACATTCACTAGGGTATACGTACACGTTCATGTAATCTCTTGGATTATATTGTGTACTTGTTTGATTCCAGTTAGCTAATCTCTGCAATAATGGGTGATTCATACGATTAAGGCACATAGTTCCTTCTCGTAATGACTGTCCATAAGGTAATTGAGTGTAGGGGTTTTTGGATATGTAAGTAGGATAGTCAGCTAAGTTAAAGTATTGAATATTACTAAGTTCAAACATGAACCCAGAACCTTCAAATGCATTTACTAAGTCGTTATAAGCTACTAATACGTATTCAGGGTCAATGTAAGTAGTAGTTCTGTATGCAGTTGGGAGACTAGCTACTGTATCAGCCCAAATAATGTTGAATACTACCCTGACAACCTTCTGTGTAGTTGTTCTACTATGAATACTTTGGGATAAAAAGACGTATTCGGAAGAGTCACTACTGCACCATCCCAAAGTATCTTCTGGAGATTGAAACTGCGAGTAGGATCTTCCGAATACTGAAGATATTAGTATAAAACTTAGTAAATATAATAACTTTTTCATTATCTCTTACGAATAGTGGACGTTTTTTCAATCGTCCTACCTGCAAAGTATGCCCCAAACACAGTTAGTAGGACAATTTCAAGTAATGTGATGTATGATTCTCTAGGTTCAAACGTCTCATCCAGCCCATCCCATACCATTACCACCATAAAGAACAGTGTTAATGCAATAAGGATGGCTGGACGAATGAATTTAGCTAGTTTAACGTCACTATTCATGTCTGCCTCCCAACGTTTTGTGACGTTGTCTTGAGCATTCATCATAGTTTCAGCTTCAAGCTTTGCAAATTCAAGTTTATCTTGAGCTGTAAACGATGGATCTGAGTCAATCAGTCGTTTTACAATCCCTAAAGCCCCTTGATCTGGGAGCATATCCCCCACTGTATCTAAGATTCCAGGGGATTTCTCTTTTAACCACTTCCCAATCTTTGTGTCTTTTAGTTTTTTCATTCTTCAATTAGATTTTGTGAAGCTTCTGGGAACCAACCATCCTCTTGCATCATTTCTTGAGTCATCAATGTCTCAGTAGATGGGACAATCTGCCCAAGTTCAATTTTATCAACGTTTTTGATTGTATAATCAATAGCTTCCATCTCAGCTTCAGTAATATCTGGGAATAAGTTGAAGAATTCAACTAAATTAACTTGTGGGTGAACCCAAATCTCATGATCTGCTACGTAGTTTAACGCTACTCTCCCGTCAGGATGAGTAATTGTCCCAATAACATGCCCATCTTTCTGATAATCTTCTTGTAAAGCGTCAGGGATAGTGATATTGTACAATTCTCTTGACCATTTCTGAGCTCGCTCTAAAGCTGTCATCCCAGTAATTTCTGATACGATAATGTAATTCATTTGATATTTGATTTTGTGCTAATATACGAATTATTTGTATTGTTTAGTAGATAGAATAGTAGTCGTTGATGTTCGTCTCGATGCCCGCGCGGTTTGCGCTTTGGTCGGATGGATAAATGACAACTTCCTGCTTGTATCCAACGAATCCAGCGCCGCCGGCGCCAATGCGCAAATCAGTCAATGAATTGTTCCCAGACGGCGCATTTGTCAAGGTATTTGAACCAAACAGCGAGCCGCCATTGACCGCCATTTTCAAGCGGTTGGCAGCGGTCGCATTGTCAGCGTCAAAGTTGGCAAATATCATCGCCTGCGCGTTGGGTGTAATTGCATTTTGCTCCGCCATTTGAACAGCGAATGAGCCGCCCGCAGCTATTTGAACTCGCAATGCATCGCTTTGGCTTGAAGCTGCGCGGTCGTCGTAAAATATTTCAAATCCCACATTTGCGCTTGAGCCGTTAAAATTTGAAAGGAAGACATACAGCGCGGCCGGATTTGCAACTTTGCCTATCTGACCCGCCCAAATCACTGCGGAATTCGTGCCGTCGTGCAGGAATTTGAACGTCGCGGTGCTGCTGGGCACTGCATTGACATCGGTGCTGTCGTAATCCAACGCGGGTTTGCCATTCAAAATTATAACCCCCGTGCTGCTGTCGTAGATTTTCGGCTGATTTGCCGTTGTGGTCTGCGTAGCGTTGCGGGCGTTGCCGCTTTGGTCGTACCACGTCCGCACGAATCCGTTTGTCCCTGCACAAAATGCAGTTAAAGCTTGTACGTTAAGCTCTCCATTATACAGTGCATAGATGTCTTGTTCTGTATTATCTGATGCTCGTCTAACTCTTAAAATAGGTCCTGTGTATGCGCTATTTAACGCCCTGACTGAATAAGCTGCTGCCGCAGATGGATAGGTGTCAAGTAAACCTGTCTGCGTTCCATCCCAGTAAATACCGTAGTTCGCGTTGATGTTTTGTTCAATTCCGGTTCTATTGGAGGATTGGTCGGATGCGTAGATGATAACTTCCTGAACACTTCCGTTCAGAGTTCCTGTTGCTAACCCAAACGCTCCAATAGTCGCTGATGCGCTCATTGCCTGCGATACAAGGGTGTTGTATGTATATTTTGAAACGCCGTTGATGTAGCCAACCGCGCCACCTATGCCGCTGCTTGCCAGCATTGAAAACAAATTGACGTTGGTGTTTGCGGCTTGCGCGCTGGTTAAATTTTCATCATACAAAAAGTAAAAATTATTGTCGTTGTTTTTGTAGCCCAAATGAAACCTGTCCGTTGCAACATTGCCGGCAATTGCAAGCGCCGTTCCATAACCAGTTGTAGCGGCTGTTCTTGTAACCACGAATGCCGATATTAAATTGGCATTGAGGGAAGATGCGTTGAAAGTGAAAAGGTCATTGGTGCCGTCAAAAGTCGGCGCGCCAAAACCGCCTTGAGTTACGAGACCCGTGCTGCTGTCGTATATCTTCGGTTGGTTGGCTGTAGTAGTCTGTTCAGCATGTCTGACATTCCCAGATTGATCAAACCAAACTTTTACAAAGCAGTTAGTCCCAGTACAGAATGTTGTTAATTGAGTTGTGTTTAATGACCCGTCATTATTGAACTCAATGTTTAATTCTGTATTATCACTTGCTCTCCTAACCCGCATTGCTGCTGGGGCATCAGACTTTAATCTCCTAACAGAGTATGCTGCTGCAGCATTAGGGTAAGTATCTAACAACCCTTTAGCTGGGGCAGGGGTTGTGATGAATAATGTTTTTAACTCTTTAGTTATATCTTCTTCAAACGATGTGATGTCACAATCATACCCAATTACAGCAGCTACTGCCCCTTGAATTGGGCCGATAAAGTTTTGTTCGATTAAATCTGCTAAAGCTAATCCAGTTGATACCTTATGAAGTTTCCCATTGGTTTTAACACGATATGATGAAGTGTCAGACCTAAAGAATGAAGTTATTGTTGGGACATTAGGGGCTGGAGTTGGGTGAGGGTTTGTTGTGATATTAGGGACAGTATAAGGAGATGTTAGATTACTAAAATAATATGGCCCTGTAGTTCCGTATGTTAATGCAAGAGATTTTGTTCCCCCAAACTGAGAGTCCCCCATTAATGTCCCAATATTATCTCTATTGAGATATACCCCAATAACTGATTGCCCACCC